ACTTTTAGCCACTCGTCTTCTTTGACGTAGATAGATACACTCGGCTTATGCTCACACCAATACTCATTGTATACCCTCCATAATTCGAGCTGGTCAAGTGCGCTAGTATCCATGATAGTAATGGCATTTTCACCGGCCATAATCGGGAAGCTGAAGACGTACTGTTGCGGATTGATACTGTCGATTTCATAGGGCACTCCCTCATCTATGAGGACCTGTGACATTGGATCTTTAATGTCATTGCGCACTCGTCTAATGTAATGCTTCGCATATCTGGGGTGTATACCACTACTTGACCCGACCAATTGCGATACAGTCCCACTAGGTTTAACACACGTAATCGCGGCTGATGGGTTGATATCCAATTTCTTGGCCCACTTCTTGTTCGTAGTAATAGCGACATCTTTCAACCTCTGTAGTATATTAGCCAGTGTAGGATCTTCACCATGCTCAATTAGGCTCTTGTCAACAGAGCCATTAAGGATGCAGTTATCCATGATCCCAGTGAGGGACACACCTAGAAGTCTCTCCTCTTCACAGTTGTCTTTCCATCGCTTTCCGAGATACCGGAAGTCGGTGAAGGTAGACTGTATTGTTCCGAGGATGGTTGCGAGTTCGACCTTTCGAGCAAGATCTGATTCATCGTCGTCAAGTCGGGCGACGACTTCGGTGAGGTTGCAGAACTGTCTTGGTCTGAGGATGATTTCTGAACAGGGATTACATCCCCATTCATGGGCTCTATCTCTACGATCCGGCATGTTGCTGATAGCCGCATTACGGTTGAAGATTCCTCGCTCCCCGGACTTGGACTCAATAAGTGCACGCCATTCTTTGAGAAACAATCCCATGTCAGGAGTTTCGGTGTAGCATACTGAGTTGTTTGCCAATGCTCTCTGTGGCTCGGCCAAATACCATTGACCATTTTTAGCATGACGGAGACGCTCACTGCTTGCATTGCTAAGACTAATAAGAGCAGAGCGACGTACCCCACCGCATACGATGACCTCCGCGATTTTACATATGATGTCGTGGACTTCGAGTTCATTTAATTTCCTTCCTTGAGCGTTCTTAAACGCACTGACTGTATAATTAACGAGTTGAATGTAGGGTTCAGGACCACTCGCCCTGCCTCCGAAAGTACGTAGCCGTGAGCCTGCGGGTCTGATGGATGAGTAATCCATTTCGGGAATGAACCCATCATATAGTGCCGAAATAAGTTTCCTGTAAGCCGTTGCCCATCCGATGCGGGAGTCAGCCACATGGATTGTGATTGATTTATCATCGAAGTGTGTTTCAGCGATTGTCGGAAGCTTCTCAATAACTCTTCGCTCCACACTGAAGCCGACGCCTGTGCCGCACATGAGGATGTACATGATTTCATCGAATGCTCTCCTATCATCAATGGGTAGGTAGGCACAGTTGTACCCAGCTACATTGTCCCGCTCTAAAGCGGGGCCAGCTGTCATTAGGGCTCGCATACTAGGCATAATCTCGTGATTGAGTATAGCTTGCTTGATCCTCTTGGACGTTGCAGTCGGTATCTTATCCCCGACAACATATTCCATATACCTAGACACAGTTTCCTCCCACGTTTCTCTTCGGTTCTCCTCAGGTAAGTAGCGTGCATACCTAGACTTATGGATGAAGTCACTATAAACCTCCATTATCCAAACTCCTTCTCAATAAACTCTTGACATTCGTGGTAGAACCGAGCCATAATCTCTTCAGTTGTAAGGCCCAGATCAGCTACCAACTGATCCGGGTCAAGTGCTTCTAGATTTTCCCAATGATAATTAAAGTCGCTCTCATTCACCATACTTCTCCTTCAATCTGAGGTACTCTGACATCTTTATATACCTTAGCCATTAGTTAGTCCTCGTTAAGACGTTAGGGCTAGTCTTCTTAGACTGCAACCTGCTACGCAGGGGTGCCCCACATTTACTGTTCAAGCATTTATACCTATCATAGCTAGCTGACTTGGTATTGTACTGTCTGCCTTTCTTGTGCAGGTTCTGAGAACCACAGTTAGGGCACACCGGATTACGTGGGTCTTCTACCCACATCCCCACATTAGGATGATTGTGAATCCAAGGGAGCAGTCTCTTGTACAGTTTCTGTGTCAATTGTACATCCTGACGATTGTACTTCTCCATCACCTTCATGTCCTTGGCATTACCTGCCATCACACCATACCACAGGGCCATCCCTTTGTGGTGGGTCTTACAACCAATGCCTAGTTGCTGAGCAACAAAGTCCAGTTTGTTGGATTGAAAGCGAAACTGCTTTCGTACGGTTTTGAGCAAGTCAATCTGGTGGTAGTGAGACGGAGGCGGCATTCCTGCCAACACGAACTCCCTATTGAGAGTCGGCATATCAAACCGAGTTCCGTTATAGTGGACAATCGCATCTGCTTCATCCAATAGGTCATGTATCCTTGTAAGGAAGTCTTTGTCTCCAATCTTACCGAACTCAACACTTCGTTCTCCTTCCCATTTAGCTGCCCAACACAGTGTGTAGCCGGGTTCCTGTACATCACCAATTGCAATGTACTTAGGGAACAGAGACCACGTATACGCTAGGGTAGGCGCAGTCTCTATATCCAAGTACAAGATCTTGATGTCACTTGTACGTCTAGCCATTAGTCAAGCCCCTGCAACCAAGCATCTAGGTAAGCACGGAGGCTCTCAGCCTCTTCCTTGTCCAGCACAATGCGGGACACCCTGCCTGTGTTTCCTACCTCTACAGTTGTAGCAGGGAAAAACTCTACCAGCGCCACATGCTGTTCATCAGGGGTGAACTTACTGCCCCGTCCATTGAATACTAAATTCTCTCTAATAAATTCTTTCATTCTATAATCTCCTGTGCAATTACTGTGTGCACCTTTTGGTGCTTGAGAGTGGCTCGTTTGGCACCCCACTCGGTCCAATACCAACCCATGTGGTGCCAAGCATCACACTTATCCCGAGTGTAGCTCACTTGATAGCCTAGCCAATACGTATCAAACTTTGTAATCTTATGTTTCATTTCAACCACTCCTGTTTAGGACTTCCAATAGCGAAGTCATAGCCATTCTGCATACACCAGTCTGAATAGAATGTCTTACTGTTCTTGTGTATGCGGTTGTCTCGCATGAAGAGGAGCTTGATATCTAACCCATGCTCCTCTTGAATAGCTAACATTTTACGTCTGTCAGCCGCAGTGAACCTACCTTTAGCTTCGATAATAGTACCGTTACTAAGGAAGAAGTCTGGGGTGTACCAACCAGTTCGTACAAGGCTGCTCGAACCGCAATCCAAACACCTTGCTTGATTCTTTCGCAATGGTTCGTCGTACTCATAGCTATACGTCTCGTATGTATAGTCACATCCTGCATCATCTAACTCCTTAGCAACCCTACGCTCAAACTTAGAGCGCATGTTAGCCTTAGCTGGTTTGGTCGATGCCTTCTTCTTTGTCATACGTCCACTCCTTTAATAGTTGGAGGTAGTGGATAGCTTTATCAATATCCTGTGCTCCATGCTTGAGGGTATGTCTACAAATATACTTGATAGCGTTGCCAGCGCACCACCCCAGCCCGTTACTCTCGATGAAAACACTCGGCTGGATAGCCATTCCCTTATAGTGGTCTCCTCCGACTTGGGTATTACTTGCACTAGTTCTATTGTATTCATCCCAATTGTATTCCTCGTAGTCAGTGAGCATAGCCTCTTCCTCTAGGTAGAGGCTCAATGGAGGCAGTTCTGCCATCTCCTCATATGTGGGCTCAGAACCATTAACCTGCCAATAGGCTATGGCATCCTCTTTGGAAACGTCGCCTCCGACAGTACCTTGAAAGGTCCCCTTCCAATAGATAGCCCAGTTGTCCTCTGGTCCACACACGACTGACCACATGCTATTGTTACTCATCTTGTTCTCCTTTAATCTCTGGACATTTAGGTTCTCTTGCCACTTCAGTAAACCAAACTGGCCCCTGATTATATACGAATCCTCGTAATCCTTGTCCTCCATTACTATCTCTCCAGCACTTAACCTTATGAGCACAATACGAGCAGTTCATAGGTAGGCTCATGTTACCTGATTTACCATATGGGGTTGGGCTATAGTAGCGAGGAACGTCGGCTTCCTCCTTGTCCACAGCCTCAATGATAGATAGGGCTGCTTGCTCAATATGATCTTTTGACGGAGGCACAACTTCTGTATACTTGATGTGTCCATTACCCTTGTCAATCCAGAGAAAGCCAGAAGCACTGGGGTTATCGTCGAAGTTATTAAAGTGCTGGTAAAAACCGATCTGCTCCAAGTATCCGAACGAGTCGTTCGCAGGAGTAATTCCATCCTTATACCTCTTGTATCCATAGGTACTAGTAGTTTTTACATCTACTAGGACACCGTCTATGATAGCGTCAATGCGGCCACTGACGGTCCACTTATTGGGTACCACCTCCCATTCAACGCGAGCCTGTAGCCCACTGACTGTGTGACCAGCCTCTTCTGCGAAGTATAGTACAGCTTCTTCAAGGATGTTCCCGTAGAGGAACTTGAACTTAGTGTGGCCATCTAGTTTCTCCGCACTGTCATTGCCATTAAAGTTATACCAG